CGTAGATCCCGAAACTGGCGAGATTCTGCCCGATGAAAACCTTCTGGCACAGTTGGATGCCCTGCAGATGGAGCGGAGCAGAATCCTGGAGTACCTGGCAAAGTTGGTGCTGAATACCAAGTCCCAGATTGCCGCCATCAAGGAAGAAGAGCAGCGACTGCGTGAGCGTCGCCAGGGTTATGACCGCAAGGTGGACAGGCTTATGGCGATCCTCGACCGAGAATGTGCCGGTGAGAAGACGGACTGTGGTGTGGCAACGGTGTGCTACCGCAAAACCACCAAGGTGGATGTGGCCGACAGCCAGGCTGCTGTTGAATGGTTGGTTCAGAACGGCCACAGCAATTGTTACCGTGTCCCTGCCCCGGAAATCAGCAAGACTGAAGTCAAGCGTCTGTTGGCTGCCGGCACCGAGATCCCCGGTGTGGCTCTGATCCAGGATTATTCCTGCAGTCTCAAGTAAGGAGGATACCATGCTGAAAATTACTGATGGAAAAATCAGCCGACCTCAGAAGGTCGTTCTGTACGGCTCCGAGGGCATCGGCAAAAGCACCCTGGCTGCACAGTTCCCCAATCCGCTGTTCATCGACACCGAAGGCGGCACTTCCCATATGAATGTCCGCCGTATTGAAAAGCCTGCATCCTGGACGGAACTGGTGGCGGTTCTGAATGAAGTGGCCGCATCTCCCGGTATCTGTGGGACCTTGGTTATCGACACTGCCGACTGGGCAGAGCAGCTTGCCATTGGCCATGTCTGCAACAAGTACAAGAAGTCCGGCCTGGAGGAGTTCGGCTACGGCAAGGGTTACACCTACCTGGCGGAAGAGTTTATGCCCTTCTTCGCCGCTCTGGACAAGATCATCGCCACAGGGATGAATGTGGTGGTTACCGCCCATGCCAAAATGCGGAAGTTTGAGCAGCCCGACGAAATGGGTGCTTATGACCGTTGGGAGATGAAACTGTCCAAGCAGGTCGCTCCGCTGTTCAAAGAATGGTGCGATATGCTGCTGTTTCTGAACTATCAGACCTATGTGGTCACCACAGAGAATAAGGCCACCAAGGCCCAGGGCGGCAAGCGTGTCATGCACACCACCCACCACCCCTGTTGGGATGCCAAGAACCGCCACGGTCTGCCCGATGTTCTGGATCTGGACTTTTCCTGCATCAGCCATGTGTTTGGCAAGGCTACCGGCACCAAGATGGAAACGCCCGTCCAGAAGGTTCGCCGCATGATGGCCGAGGCAGAGGTTACCGAAGAGGAACTGCGCCGGGTTGTGGCGGCGAAGAGCAGATACAGTGAAACTATCCCCCTGGAAGAATACCCCGAAAACTTCATCACTGGCTGGGTGCTGAAGTATTGGGATCAGATCATTAACATCATCGCGGCCAGCAGAGTCGCTGAATAACGGAGGTAACGAATATGTACAACGACAAGAATATGTGTATGGACTGGAATGACGCCATCGAGAGCGATGGCCAGGAATATGTCCTTCTGGAAGAGGGCGACTACAACTTTGAAGTTGTCGATTTTGAGCGTGGCCGCTATCCCGGCAGTGCCAAGATCCCTCCCTGCAACAAGGCCGCACTGACCCTGGCGGTTACCACTGAGGACGGCAGACGGGCAACGGTCAAGTTTGACCTCATCCTGTTCCGTAGCCTGGAGTGGCGGATCTCTTCCTTCTTCCGCTGCATTGGCCAGAAGAAGCACGGTGAACGCCTGGTGATGGACTGGAATCGTGTCCTCGGCTCTCGTGGCCGCGCCCATTTCAAACCCCGTACTTACGTCAATCGTGACGGCGAGGAACGTCAGACCAATGATGTGGATCGCTTCTACGATTGGGACGAGAAGTATTTCCCTGTGCAGACCGAATGGACAACCCTGGACGGCGACGACGAGCTGCCTTTCGCATAAGGGGGTAGTCATCCGTGATGCAACTCAGACCTTACCAGGCTGAGGCGAAGGATGCCATCCTACAGGAATGGAGTGTGGGGCACCAGCGGACTCTGCTGGTGCTACCCACCGGCTGTGGTAAGACGGTAGTCTTTGCCAAGGTCACAGAAGAACAAGTCAGAAAAGGTGGTCGAGTCCTCATCATGGCACACCGGGGCGAACTGTTGACCCAGGCGGCGGACAAGCTGAAAGCCGCCACGGGCCTCGACAGCGTTCTGGAGAAGGCCGAAAGCAGTTGTCTGGGCAGCACCGTTCCGGTAACCATCGGATCGGTGCAGTCCCTGGCACAGGATCGTCGCCTCGCACGATTCCCCGGAGATTACTTTACGGACATCATCGTAGACGAGGCGCACCATTGCCTTTCTGACAGTTATCGCAAAATCCTCGACCACTTCCCCAAGGCAAATGTTCTGGGTGTCACCGCCACCCCAGATCGCGGCGACATGAAGAATCTCGGTGAGTTTTTTGATAGCCGTGCTTATGAGTACACCATGACCCGTGCTATCCGGGAGAAGTACCTGTGTCCCATCAAGGCACAGCTGATTCCGTTGGAATTGGACATTCAGAACGTGGCGGTTTCTGGCGGCGACTTCAAAGCAGACGATGTGGGCAACGCCCTGGAGCCTTACCTGGCACAGATAGCCAAGGAGATGGTTCGCTACTGCCAAGGCAGAAAGACCGTGGTTTTTCTGCCGCTGATTGCCACTTCGCAGCGGTTCTGTGATTTGCTGAACCGCTATGGCATGGACGCTGTGGAGGTCAACGGCAACGGTCCCGACAGAGAGCAGATCCTCCGGGACTTTGAAGGCGGCAGATACGATGTGCTATGCAATTCCATGCTTTTGACCGAGGGGTGGGATTGCCCCTCCGTAGATTGCGTTGTTGTCCTGCGTCCTACCAAAATGCGTGGTTTGTATCAGCAGATGGTAGGCAGAGGAATGCGGCTGTCCCCAGGCAAGGAGAATCTGCTTTTATTGGACTTCCTGTGGATGACCGCCCGTCATGACCTTTGCAGGCCATCGGCGCTCATCAGCAAGGATGAGGCCATCGCCAAAAAGATCGATGCCCAAATTGACGAGGACGGCATTGATCTGATTGAGGCGGAAGAGCAGGCCGAGCGTGACATTCTGGCCGAGCGTGAGGAGGCACTTGCCAAGCAACTGGCAGAAATGCGGAAACGCAAGCGTCAGCTTGTTGATCCTCTGCAATATGCCATTTCCATTGCCGCCGAAGACCTGGTTGGCTATGTTCCCACATTCGCTTGGGAGATGGCTCCGCCCTCGGAGAAACAACTGGAATTTCTGGAACGCAGGGGCATTTTCGCCGAGTCCGTGGAGAACATGGGCAAAGCCAGTATCCTCATCGACCGGCTGAAACGTCGCCAGGAGGAAGGCTTGGCTACCCCCAAGCAGATCCGCTGCCTGGAGCGTTTTGGTTTCCGCCAGGTTGGTACCTGGTACTTTGAGGACGCCAATAAAATGATTTCCCGGCTTGCCATAAACAACTGGCGGATTCCCTATGGGGTAACAGCCGCCACCTATAGACCATAAATGTGAGGTAACGATATGAGTAATGTTTTACAGGCTCTTGATGCGTTGGATGTCTCTACCTTGACATACCAGGAATGGGTGAATGTGGGCATGGCACTCCACGCAGAGGGTTTCGATTGGTCGGTTTGGGACAATTGGTCCCGGGCAGATCGCAGATACCGTCCCGGCGAATGTGAGCGGAAATGGCGTACCTTCCGTGGTTGCTCCGCACCTCTCAAAGGAGGCACCATCGTACAGATGGCAAAACAGCGTGGCTGGATGCCTCGTTTCACAGATGGCGTTATGGACTGGAACGACTCCATTTCCGAGGATGGAGACGGATTTACCCCCTACGCAGCACCGGACAGATGGAATCCCGCCGAGCAGCTGATTTCTTACTTGGAGACCCTTTTTGACCGAGAGGATTTTGTCGGCTATGTCACCGGGGATGTATGGAAGGACGCCGACGGCAGATGGATGCCATCCAAGGGTGTTTTTGATCGAACCGCAGGAGAGTTGATTACCTCGCTACAAAAGCATGGGAATGACATTGGTGCTACTTTCGGCGACTGGAAACCGGAGGTCGGTGCCTGGATCAGATTCAAT